ATGCTTACTCCCGTTTTTAAAACTGCCAGGAAACTGGCCAACAAAGTCGACGCTTATTTTCGTTTCATTGAAGGTGAATACCGTGTGGAAACCAAATCAGGAAAAGAGCAAAGAATATATAGCCGCGAACCGGAACCTGCAACCATAACGGGTCTGGCCTTATTTATTGGCTTTAACAGCCGCCAGGAATTGGAAGATTATGAACAAAACGCGGAGTTTGGTTATGTGGTTAAACGCAGCCGCCTGCGGGTCGAAGCTCTGTACGAAAAGAAACTTCACCAGCAGTCGCCTTCGGGCGCCGTATTTGCCCTTAAAAATTTGGGGTGGAAAGAAAAATCTGAAGACCGTCCTTCAAATGAAAACCGCACCGGGGGCATTAAAATAGAAATTGTTGATAGCGGCCCCAAAACAGCCGAAAATGAAGCTGCAGTACTTATATAAGGCTATTTCGTATAAGTAAAGTCATCAATTTCAGTATCGGTAAGGTTAGGATCATTTGGATCAGGTACCATTTGAACGATATGAACAGACAGGCCGGTTGAAGTAATATTTTCAATGGTTTCGGGTATTCCATTATTTTCCAAACTGGTGTATTGCGTAATGATAGCGCCGCTTACCGTATAAGTAAATTCGCTCAAACTTGGCCCCTGCGTGGTTGATTTGGAATAATAACCCGTTCCGTCATTATAATATTCGACGAAATCTTCGTTGGTGAAATTTGTTTTATTGACTGTACTGAGCTGTTTATTTTTATAGTACAATACAGAAACCTGCTTTACAAAATACCATTTGCCTAAGATCAATCCGCTATTAGACGGCTTCGCGCCATTTTTTTTGCACGAACATAAGCTGATTATCAAAATACTAATAAGTAACAGGCACCTACGCTTCATTTCCGCAACCTTAACCTGTTTAAAGGTAGCATTTGTTTCTTGAATTATGCAATATTTTAACTAATTCACCAGCATGGATATCATAAAGGCATCGACACTTTTTAAACAAAACTATAGCGCCGACGCGCATATTGTGGTTAACCAGGGAGGCACAAGTTCCGGCAAAACCTACGCTATACTTCAGACTTTGTTTTGCTTTGCTTGCAAAGGCGAAAAACAGGTGATCACAATAGCAGGCCAGGATATACCCAACCTAAAGGCCGGGGCGCTTCGCGATGCTCAAAATATTTGTTCCTCTTCTGAAGCATTACAGGCCGCCATAAAAAATTTCAACAAAACAGACAGGGTGTTCGAATTTCACAATGGCAGCGTAATGGAGTTTAAAAGTTACGACGATGCACAAGACGCAAAATCGGGAAAGAGAGACTACCTATTTGTTAATGAGGCTAACGGCGTTGCATGGATGGTATTTGCAGAGCTTGCCCTTCGTACCCGGCGCCGGATATTCATCGACTTTAACCCTAATACGCCGTTTTGGGTACATGATAACCTGATAGGCCGGCCCGATGTGCAGCTTATCATATCCGATCATCGCCATAACCCGTTTCTGTCCGATCAACAGCGGCAAAAAATAGAATCGCTAAAGGATACCGATTTCGAATCGTGGCGGGTTTACGCCAGGGGCCTTACAGGCAGAATAAGCGGATTGGTTTTAAATAACTGGGATATATGCGACGACATACCGGCCGACGCCCAAGTACTCGCCGGCGGGCTGGACTTCGGCTTTACCAATGACGAAACCGGATGCGTGCTGGTTTACAGGCAAAACGGAATGCTTTGGGTTGACGAACTTTTATATGAAACGGGTTTAACAAATCCTGATATTTCTGAGAAGCTTACAAAAGCCGGGTTGAGCAGGCGGATAGAGATTATTGCCGACAGCGCTGAACCAAAATCAATCGAAGAATTACAACGCCTGGGCTGGAGGATCACGGGCGCAAAAAAAGGTCCCGACAGCGTCAAAAATTCTATTGATATCTTAAAACGCTATCCTTTAAAAATTACACGGCGCAGCATAAACCTGCGCGAAGAATTAAGCCGTTATAAATGGAAAACAGATCGCTCGGGTAGAGTTTTGAACCAACCCGTCGATACCTGCAATCATTTGATCGACCCCTTACGCTATGTAGCGCTCAATAAGCTAAATATTCGCAATGGCAACAGGATCACCAGCAGAATGCCACACCACTTAGAGCCGTCCTTTGATTTTGCATCGTTCAACTTATTGATTAGCCGACAAAATCATATCAAAATGTAAAACAACGCATCAACATATATGGTTCAAAAAAAAGTAAAAACCCTTGGCGGTAAACTGTTAATAAGCATTCCGTCCTCTGTAAATGAGATCACCCTGGGGCAGGTAATGGAAATGCAGGAAAAACCTTCGCTAAATGACCTGGAGGCCATCAGTATTTTATCGGGAACCTCCTTATCCGAAGTTCAAAACATTAAAAATTTTGACGACTTGAATATTTTCGGAGAGGTTATATTGTTTTTGTCGAGGCAGGTTAAAAATCTGTACGCGAACGATAAAGTTCCGAAAAGTGTCATTCTGCCTTTAGCGGGCGGCAGCAAGACAGTTAATGTGATACAAAATTTGTCCGTTGAGCCCGTCGGTGCTTTTTTCGCAGCAAGGGAAATTATTGCCGAAGAAATAAATGAACATATTCAACACTGCGGCAATGACGATTGGCAGTCCACCTTCAATCCATCGCTAAAAGCTTGCTGCCAGGTTTTGGCGCATTACATTTATTGCAGGGCTACCGGAAATAACTACGATGAATACGAAGCCGAAGATTTTTGTGCCGAAATAAAAAAAATGCGGGTAAGGGAGGCACTGCCCATCGCCCGACATTTTTTTCGCTGTTATCCGCGCTTGTCGAAACCGAAAACAGGCTGCTTAAATCCACTCCTTCAGCGCTTGAAAAGAAGGCAGGAATCGGCTCTTTTGAAGAGTTTAAGTACATCAACACTATAAATTCTCTTTCCGGCGGCGATATTACCAAATGGCCCGAAGTGCTCAATATGCCTTATGAGCGGGTGCTTACAAAACTGCTGCTTAATAAAACAGAGTCCGACTACCAAAAACGATACGCTGAACTCATGCGCGATTAATCAAAATTCAGCAAACCCATCAAACCCCAATTATATTATGCCAATAAGAAACCAAATTGAAGCCATCACCCAAACACTAAATGTGCCGATAACCTTTGTTTACGGAACGGCAAATGAGCTTAACCAACTCGCGGACGATGCCGTTTTCCCGGTTGTCTTTATGTATCCTTTACAACCAATCGACGTGTCGCCGCAGATAAACGGCTCGGTCGATAATGTTTTTTCGATATACCTCGAATTCTTATATAAAACGGATTTCGATCAGTATACCTCAGATAACGAAACCTATGTGACCCAGGCGCTATCGCTTGCCAACCAATTTATTGTTAAGGCATCCGCTTACCGCGAAGGCGAAGGCCGGTACTTCCGCGTTAAAGCCGGCGACAGGGCCAAATGCCTCCCGGTATATAATAAGTTTGATGTTAACACTACCGGCGTTAATTTAACCATCAGCCTTGCAGCCATGTACTTTGAAAGTTTCTCCAGTTAAATGGATACTGAACAACTCATATTATTCCTCGAATCGCTTAAAACCGACGTCATTAACTCCCTGCAGGCGGCAGGCAGCTATGCAAGCGGCCAAACGGCCAAGTCATTGACCGTTGTGCAGGATGCCGGAAGCTTTCAGTTGCAAATGCCGGGTTATATGCGACTGCTCGAAACGGGCCGGGCGCCAACCAGTTCAAGCCCTATTGCCGGTGATCCGCCGATGATCCAGCGCGTACAGCAATGGTGCCAGGCTAAAGGCATCCCCGACAAAGCTGTCTGGGCAATAAAAAAGTCGATTGACAAAAAGGGCTATAAAGGCAAGCCGGGAATTTTGTCCAATCCATTAAGTGACGACAATATCAACCTGCGGCTATCGCCGGCGCTGGGAAAAATAGCCGGCGAAGTTGCACAACTGCTAATTAGCCTGATCGAATAAGTTCTCAAAGCAAATAGAAACTAAATTAACCTATTGAACCATATAAACTTAATCAACCCCTCATAAAATGGCACTCATTGCAGAAATTGATTATTCACACACCTACCTGACCGGCACTGAGCGGGACGGACAAATATTTATAGCGCTGTATGACGCCACCACCTTACAGCCGGCAAACGGCAATAATGTGGTGGTGACTTATGTGCAGAACACGAATGGCAGCATTGTGAACGGGAGCGCCACAATTGCCGGTCAAAGCGCACCAATTTACAGCGGACGGATTAGCAATTCCGACCCCAATAATTACTATTACAGTTCCTGGCATATCACAGGGATAAGCGATGCTCCGGCCCCTGCCCCGCCGGTAAACGTATGTGACCTCACCATCAATTTCATCAATATTGACCAGCCTGAATCCGCGCCCGGCGCCGCGGATGGTCAGATAACGGTGGCGGCGGCCTCAAGCTATGGCCCTATCCAATACAGCGTTGATAACGTAACCTTTCAATCATCTCCCACCTTTACCGGGCTTACAGGCGGCTTTAAAACGCTTTACGTTAAGGATGCAAATGGTTGTGTTGCATACAATGCTATAACCATCCCAATTATTACCAACCTGCTGGCGAGCGATCCGTCTGTTACCCTCACCGGTGGCAATGTTTCCCGTTGGAATGCCGCATTCAACCCAATAGTGTTTACCTACCAGCGGAAAGATTTTGAAGTTACCGCGGTAACGCTTGATACATTGAGCGGCAAGGCTGCAGTTTCTGTCAATTGTGATACCACCGCTGTCGCCAATGCTATCGCGGCAAACACAGCGGCCATAAACAATGCCGCGATACTAAATGTAGTTTTAACCAATATAATGCCCGTAAATGTTTACATCAACGCGGGCGTTTATACAGGCGTATTCACGGTAAATGCGGTACAAACCAACGGCAGTTTAGTTATCAATACGGCTTATGTTGCAAATGCAACGGGGTTTATCAATATCAATTTGCTCAGGCCCTATTACCAGGTGCGCACACAGATTACTTACCAGGACCCGATCAGCGGGCAGCAAAGCACCATTATATCCACCAACCGGCCCGACAATGCCGGGCTGGTAAAAGCGGATATCAGCAATTTTTTGCAAAGCCTTTTACGTGCAAAGGACGACAGCAACTTCACCCAAATAAACTATCGCGACAGCAACCTCAGCGCAAGCTATCAAATAGCTTATGCCGAGTACTGGGACGGCAAGCTGACGGGGGCTCAAACGCTAAACTATATACCTATCGCCGACCCGTTTTATGTATTGTATGCGGCAAAACAGCTTGGCGATGCATACGCCGGTAACCTGGTGGCTTATGTGCCGTTTCAATCCGTAACAGACAGCAGCCAGTTAGCCAAATGGGTAACCGACTTTGCGGAGCCCGCCTATTCAAATGGCTATCCGTTTGACATTGGCTTTGTTTACAGCGAGGATATTGCCGGCCTGCAGCTGTATTATCAGATTAGCTTGCTCGATATTAATCGTAATCCGCTGCCCGGCGGCCCGCAAAACAGTTACTTGCTGAATGAAGATGGCTCCTGGCTGCTTAACCAGGATGGCAGTAAATTTATCATCGCGAGCCAATCGTCCGCAAATACGCCGATACCGGTTCAGTTGGGTTTAAACCGCTTGCTGATCAATGAAAACTTTGATACCGATGTTTATTATTTCAGCCTGGCGCTGATGTATAACGACAGCGGCGGCAACCCGCACCAGGTAACCCAAGTCCAAACGGTTAGAATTGATGATGCGGTTGATGAGCAATCCGTCTATCTGCGCTGGATCGGTTTATCCGGCTCCTGGAATTACTACCGTTTCGTGTATAACCAGGAAATATCACTCGATGTGCAAAATGCCGTCATCATCAAAAATTATGTTTTTGACTGGGCGAACCAGGACAGTATTGAAGAGGTGATCGGCAAAAGCGCCGGACAAAAGATGAAAGTAATGGCCGAGGACCTTTCCGTTGGCGATATAAAAGGCCTTCAGTCTATAAAATACTCTCCTAAAGTGCAAATGCTGGTGAACAAAAATCCGGTAAAATGGCAAACCGTCGTGTTAAACACGGCTACTTTCAGTGAATATGAAACGCTTAACGGGCAGGCGCCGTTTAGCATAGTGTTTAACATGCCATCTATTAATATTCAGACACAATAACGATGGATCAAATTCAACTATATCTCAACGACCAATTGGTCGACTTAGGTAACGATATTCCTATCGCCTTAACGTTCCAGATCAATAATTTGGCCGAGGTGCAAAATCAACAGGGAAACACCAGCAACCAATTTAAATTGCCGCTGACCCAACGCAACCGGCAAATTCTGGGTTTCCCGGATGACATGGCAGTTGCAACAAACCTTCCCTATCAAAAATACCAGGCAAAAATTATACAGGACGGTTTGGAAATAATCCCTTATGGCATTGGCGAGCTGAACAATATCGACCAGGATACTGCCGGCATCACCATCCTATCGGGAAATGTTGATTTTTTTGATGCAATTGAAGGGAAATTATATGACATGGGCGACAGTACCAGTGTTTGGAGCAACTATGGCCAAAACCTGGTTTGGAAGCCTTACGACCATTTATGGACCCTGGACAATGCAGCCGGCTCGCAAACCACAACTGAAGGCTGGATATACCCGATAATCGACTACGGCAACTTTAGCGACAATTTTGCCGACCCGATTGACGTGCACAATTTGCGACCGGGATTTTTTATTAAAACAGCCATTGAATTGCTGCTTCAGGCATCAGGTTACCGGGCTGCCGGCTCGTTGTTCGGCGACCCGCTTTATCCGCTGATGATCGCGCAGTTCTCCAACGGAAGCTTCGAGCATGGCGCCGACTTCCAAAACCAGGTAGACTACAAAGGTTTGAACGTATCCATGCAAACGCAGCTCGACTTAAATCATCCAAATGCCCACAACCCGAGCGGGGTACTGACGTGGGACACAGTTATCTCTGATCAGTCTCACCAGTTTCCGGATAATGTCCTGTTTACCGCCAATGATATAAATGCGGTAACTATCACAGTCACCTTCCCTCACGTTTACCTGTATGGTAAAATTTCATCCGATAATAATCCAACCTATCTTTCGGCTTATATCTACTATCGTGATCCAAACTACCCGTCGACCCCGGATACTGTCTTGAACTCTTATGATTTTTCGTTTGGCGGCCATGGCGAAAAAAAGGCAGGTAACCCGCCCGGCTCCGATCCCAACGGGTGGACACGCACCGCTGGAACTGACAGCTCAAACATCCTCGGAAGTATCGACCTTTATACAACGGTAATTTCTTTTCAAACCACCCTGCCTAAAAATGGGGGCCTTTACGTTGGCTACATCTGGCGTGGTTACAAACCCAGCTTTGCACGCATCTATCCCGGCGTTACATTTATCATCAAAAGCCAGAACCAAACGGTACAATACGGTCAAACGGTGCAATGCGAACGCATATTCCCGGACATCAGCCAAAAAGACCTGCTTAAAGATACGCTGCAGCGCTTTGGCATCATTTGCCAAACAGACAACGCCAGTAAAACCATTTCATTTAACTCTTTCAAAGACATTGTAAATAATATACCCATCGCAAAAGATTGGAGCGGCAAATGCCTTAACCAGGGCAAACAGGTTACCTTTCAGTTGGGTAACTATGCTCAGGTGAACTACATGCAATATCAAACTGATGAAAACATCCTGCCTTTGAAATATGGATGGTCCCAAATCAGGATCAATGATCAAACCTTGCCCGCAAATGCGACACTTTTTACCAGCCCGTTCGGGCCGTCGTTGAACCGGCCTTATGTTGGCGGGACAATTACCCAGATCAACATGATCGATATAACCAGCGGAAATAACAATTTCAGCCTGGGCGTAAGTCCGAGGATACTGATCGATCAAAAACTGCCATTGGTAAACAAGACAGTGACATTTACTGACGGAAACGGTAATTACCGGGTGATTAATGATTTCATCAGCACCCCTTATTTTTATAAGCCCGATGCCCCAATTCTCGATCCCGCTTACGGGCAGGGAAATTTGATGTTCGACGCATTACGGTTAAAATATTATTCCGAACTGGAAAAAATACTTACCCAAGCCAAAAAGGTGATCAGGTACATACTGTTAACGCCAAGAGATATCCTGGAACTCGACCTGTTGATACCGATCTATCTTCAGCAGGATAACGCTTACTATTATATCAATAAAATCGATTCATGGCGAAAAGGGCAGCCGACGAAGGTGGAATTGGTGAAGCTGGGATAAATTTAGATTGGATAAAAATATTTTGCTAAAAAATTTTGCAAAATAAAACCCCGCTATTATCTTTACAACCAATAAAAAAAATCATTATGAAAAAAATCTTATCCATTATTATTTTAATGGCCCCTCTCCTCGGGTTCTCGCAAGTTACAAAACAAGTCGAAGCTTTTCTGGGTATCCCTTTCGGCAGCAGCAGGGCTAGTGTTATTACCGCCCTTGATGCAAAAGGCGGCACAATGGACACAAGCACTGCCGATTATCTGATCTACGAGAATATCAAACTGGGGCACAGGAACACTACATATTTTAAGGTTAGATTTGTAGATGATAAGGCATACGAAGCGCTTTTTGTTTTCAAACCGGACGCTGAAGGCGATACGTTTACTTATTATTTTGGGCTTTTAAATGACATCAATGATATTTACGGGAAAGGCGACCTGGAAACATCTTATACAGATCCTTATTCTGAAAAAGACAGTGATGCAAATAAATTGGTGGCCCTGCAAAACGATGATGCGACATTTGTCACAAACTGGATTTCAACAAATAAAAATGCTATTCAGGCCCAAATCGACAAGGACCTTGACGTTGTCCTGTTTTACATAGATACCGCACTTAAAACCGTTGCTACCAATAAACAAAAAGAAAAAGAAAAATCAGACTATTAAAGTTATTTAATGCCCTATCAGGGCATTATTTTTCTATCAAATTATGCCAATTAGCATAGTTTTCATATATGTTTGCCTTCTCCATCTCTGCAAAACGCAAAAATTGACAATTTTAAACATCCATTAAATCATGGCCGACGAAATAAACAAAAAAATAACGGTTAGTATTGAAGCGCCTACCGAAAAGCTCCAGCAAAACATCACCAGCCTTAGCGCAATAATTGACAAACTGTCCGAAAGTCAGCAAAAACTATCTAAATCGGGAGATGAAAATTCCGCTGCATTTAAAACGATATCCCAGTCCATCACCCGATACCAGGGCCAGTTGAAAGCAGCGGGCCAGCAACTCAATACACTAAGTTCGGCGCTTAAATCATCGTCGGCTACCCTCCGGCAAAATAAAACCCTTGTGGATGCGCTCAATAAAACGAATGATCAACTGACTGAATCCGTACGCTCCGGCGCGGAGCAGTTAAAGAAATTATCATCAGCGGGAAACACAGTCGTCAAAACATCACAGCGGCAGCAAGGGGCCTTGATTAAAGCGAAGCAAGGCATTGACGCCCACGCTAAAAGCATGACCGACAGCTCTTCAAAATCCAATCAGCTAAAAAACAACATTGATGCGAGCGCCAAAAGCCTGCAGAACCAGGATGCGAAGATAAAAAACAGCAAAAAAGCAGTCGATGAGCACGGCTGGAGTATGGCAACCAATGCGTCGAAAGCCGCGCAGCTTAAAACCGGCGTTTCAAAAAGTGTAACCGGCTTCCAGCAACAGCAAGCACAGGTTGAAAAAACCACGCAGGCGCTGGACGTACACCAACTTACCATGCAGGCTCTTGAAACGGAGTTCGACAAAATCAAAGGAGTTTCCGGAGAATTCGGACCAAGCCTTGAAGATGCCGCACAGGGGTTCAATTTTTTAAAAAATGGTCTCGATCTAACGCAAGACGGTTTTAAGGGTGTTGGCGTTGCTATCAGGGAAACCGGTTTCGGTTTCTTAGTTCAGCTCTTACAGCAGGTTTTTGAGTATTTTACGCAAACCACCGAAGGAGGTAAAATGCTTAAAGGCGCTATTTCAGCCATCGGTGTGATTGTAAATTCAGTTAAAAAAGTCTTCGGGGATTTTAAAAAGGCCATTATCGACGCAATTACCCATCCTATAGAAAGCATAAAAGAGCTTGGAAGAATAATAGTTGAAAATATCATCAACCGGTTCAAAGCTTTCAGTATTATTTTAAACGGAATCATCCACCTTAATTTTAAAGAAATGACCGATGGCGCTATACAGGCGTTTACCGGCGTCGCGGATGCGACCAATAAAATTGGGACGGCGTTTACCACGGTGCAGGAAGGAGTAAAAAAAACTGCCGGCGAAATGGAGCAAGCCTACAAAGAAGGATCAGCAGAAGCCATCGGGCATATAGCAGAACACGAACAGGCTGCTGTAGCATCGGTGGATAGGCAAATTCAAAAATATCGGGAGTTATCAGCCGCCATTGCGGGCGTAGATGAAAAGATGCGTAAACGCAATAAGGGCGCTAATAGCAAGGGAAAACCGGAGTGGCGGACTGATAATGATCCCGAACCACTCATGGTTAAGGGGGCAGGCATAGAAGGGTTAAATACCAATGACATGGGTAATGTCAAAGTTACTGCCAAGGATTTAACCCATCAAAAAAAAACAGAGAATGCCATAGTAACGATAAAACAAAACGCCCTTAAAACTATCGAGGAATATGCAAAACAATCTGCAGGCAAAATAGCGACAGATGCATTTGGCATCCTTACACAAAGCATTAAACAACAAAGCAACGCAAAGGTGGCAGCCCTCGAAAAAGACAAACAGGCCGAATTGAACAACAGCAGCCTCACCTCCGCCCAAAAGTTGGCAATCCAACAAAAGTTTAAACAACAGGAGGCCCAGGTAAAAATCAAGGAATTTAAGGAAGAACAAGAAGCCTCGATAGCGCAAGCTGTAATCAACGGCGCATTAGCCATTACCAAGGGCACGGCGCAAACGGGCGTATTAGCTACGCTGTACATACCAACCATAATTGCCGAAACAGCGGTTCAGATCGCAAAAATAGCCGCCCAAAAACCGCCCGCTTACGCCTCCGGCGGTTTGCATTATGCATCCGACGGAAAGGGCGGCGTGCTGTCAGGTTATAGCAAAACCGATAATACCAATGCCTGGTTACGCTCCGGCGAGGGCGTGGTAGTATCGGAAGCAATGCGCGTTCCATGGGCGCGCAACCTGGTAAGCGCTATAAACGTGGGCTTCGGCGGAAGAGATTTCTCAATCGCCAATCCTGGCAGGGGATATGCTGTTGGTGGCATTTTTACCGACGGCGGCGAAGCAAACCGATATTACAATCAGCCGGTGCACGACCAAAAAAATCTGGCGAATTCTATAGCTTACCAGATGATCAACAATTTTCCGCCGGTATACGTGGACGTGAAGGATATTAACAACCAGCAAAATATTCTGGCGCAGACTATTAATCGTGTGAATCTTTAGAACCGCTCCGAACTTTCGTGTAAACCAACTACTCACTTAATCAACTCAATTCAACATAATCAACTAACCACATGAACATCCAACTCGCAAACACTTTATTTGACGACGGCGTCTTCTCTGCAATGTTTAAGGCCGGCTTTATCACAACCAAAGTTTTCACCTACCGCGAAATATATCTTTGGGTGCAGGCGCAAATGAAAACCCGCGGCATAAGCAAAAACCAGGCAGTGCTGGAAGCTGAAATAAAATTTGATAAGGATGAGCGCACTATTTGGCGGGTGCTGAACAGTTTTGAGGACGGTAATTAAATTTACATTTGGAGCTTCTCAATATTTTAAGTCCGGCGAATCCGATTTTCTAACTCAATAGAGGTTAAGTTTGAGCTTTAAAAATAGTAAATTGAACTTAAATATATATATATAAATCGAAAATCCAATTTCCTTTGTAACAATCCATCCTAATGCCCATCCAAATGATAAACCCCGTTTATCATGAACTGGAAATTACCTTTCAAAAAGAATTCAAACAAGCCAAAAGTTAAAAAAACAAAACTTCGCGAGTGGGTCGATGCCGTCGTTTTCGCAGTGATTGCAGCTACCGTTATCCGCGGTTTATTATTTTCGGCTTATGCTATTCCCTCCGGTTCGATGGAAGGCACTGAACTCACCGGCGATTATCTTTTTGTAAGTAAATGCAGCTACGGCGCCCGTATGCCCATAACCCTGCTTTCCATACCATTTACCGAACCCAAAATGTTTGGCATAAACACTTATTTGGATGCTATTCAACTGCCTTATTTCCGCTTGCCGGGCTTTACCAGCATAAAAAAATATGATGTGGTGGTTTTTAATAAACCGGCTGACGCCGACTTTGGCATACCGGCCGACCAGCGTACCACATTGATCAAACGCTGCCAGGCAACGCCCGGGGATGTACTGACTATCATAAACGGCCAGGTGTATATCAACGGCAAAGCATCGTGGAACGCGCCGAAGGCGCAAACATCTTACGCTGTAGTTACAGACGGTACCGACATAAATCCGCAGGCGCTGGAAGATTTACATATCGAAATACGGCAGCCGCTTGGCCTCAATACGGTCGAGGCAGTAATGCAGGCACAGAGCGTCGCAACGTTAAAATCTTTTTCAAACGTAAAAAGTGTTAGGCCGTATATACAATCTGCCGGCGTTTTGGATACGGCAATGTTTCCACACGATCCGCGCTTTAAATGGAATATCGACAATTTTGGCCCCATTAAAATGCCTAAAAGAGGCTGGACCATAAAGCTTAATGATTCTACGCTTACGCTGTACCGCCGCGCCATCGAAGTTTATGAACATAATAAGGTAGTAACCACCGCCAGCGGCATCCTGATAAACGGAAAAAAAACAGACACATACACTTTTAAAATGGACTACTATTGGATGATGGGCGATAACCGCCATGATTCACTTGACAGCCGGTTTTGGGGTTATGTACCCGAGGATCATATTATCGGAAAAGCCATAGTCAACTTTTTCAGCATCGACTCAACAAAAGATATCTTTCATAAGGTTCGGTGGGACAGGGTATTGAGACCAATAAATTGAGGTACTGACAAAACACTGTCACCATTACATTAAAACATTCTCCTGATCTTTGTTATGATCGCTCAAATTATATAAAAAATATGCCAATCAGCATAAATAACATTACTGACAAAACACTGCCACCATCACTTTAAACTATTCTTCCGACCTTTGTTATAACCGAAAGAAATCGGTGAAATCAGATAAAAATCGGTGAAATCGCAAAAATTAAACCTTTCCGGACAATTGTATTGCTCGGATATCCAAACCAAGAAATGGGATTAACCAATCCCCCGAACATTTTCTATCCGGGTTCATCACGGAGCTTTCATATCTAAATAAAAGAATCTCAAATCTAACATCTAAAATGACTTATAAAATATATCTATACGACACCGATACCGATTGCATAGGCTCCGGCAGCTTATCATCGTCTTATATTCAATTACAACTGGAAGCAGCGGCCGGCCAGGATGTGGAAGTACATATCAGTTCCGTCGGCGGCAGCGCGTTTGACGCCATCGCCATTTATGATCTGTTTAAAAAGTATCCCGGCAATGTCACCACCTATATTGATGCCCTAGCGGCTTCAGCAGCGTCGATAGTTGCGATGGGAGGCAAACAAGTGGTGATGAGCAAATATGCGTTGCTCATGATTCACAAGCCAATGGTAGGGACCGGCGGTAACGCAGACGAGTTATTAAAAGACGTGCGGATGCTGAACACCGTACAGGCGCGCCTTGCGCAAATATATATGGATAAAACCGGGTTGGACGGCATTACCGTTAACAGTTTGATCAACTCCGTCACCTGGCTATCCGCCGACCAAGCGCTCGACCTTGGCTTTATTGACCAGGTAGAAGACTACAGTGCCGAAATAACCAACAAGGCCATCATACAAAATTATGTCAGTAACGCACCGGTATTTTACAAACGTTATATAAACAAAATCTTAACCAAAAAAAGCAACATGAACACTGAAAACAAAGAACTTATCGAAAAAACCACATCGGTTTTGGATAAGATCATGAACTTCTTTAAGAAGGTAGTGAACAAACAAACAATTACCGACAAAGGCACGCTGCACCATGCCGGCGAGCTGGACGAAGGCGCCGAGGTTTATAACGACGAAGACATGACCACCCCGGCAGCCAGCGACAACTACACGACCTCCGGCGGCGCAAAAATTGCCGTGCATGGCGGTAAAGTGCAAAAAGTTACCCCTGCTGATCCGGATGCCGAACCCGATGGCGGCGAGGATGCTGATGACGACGCTATGCCATCAGACAAATTGAAATCATCCAAAAAACCGATGGACATTCAAAACCGGCTCCAGCATATCCAAGCTAAACTACATGCGCAAAACGCTCTGTTAGCAGAAGCGAGGGAAGCCCTTGAGGCCGCAAGCCTGCGCCTGAAGAAAACCCGTGAAGAAGTAAAAAACGAAATCAAGTCCGATTTCACACCGCCAACCGGTGGATCAAAACGCAGCGCCAAAGCAAAATCGGAACCTGTTCCCTTCTTCGCGCCACAGACGCCGCTTGCTCAAAATGCAGTTCGCAGAGCGGTAGCTAGATAGCTAAAATTGGTTGTAAGGGTTGTAGAAGTTGTAATGAGTTGAAAAGGTTAAAAATTATCTTTTTCTTTCATTCAAAATATTTCACCTCCTACCAACGAATTACAACTAATTATAACACTAACAGCGTCTTACAATTTCCCCAACTTATTACAACCATTACAACTCACTACAACCATTACAACTAAACAAATGGCTCAATTCACCTTTACCAACAATACCTATGCCGGCGAAGCGCTGGCAGGGTTTATGGCCAGCACGCTTTTGGAAGCTGATTCCGTTAAGCGTGGATTACTGACCGTTATTAATGACGTAAAATCGCGCAAGGTTATCCTCGACGTTGATGACGACGTGGTTTTACAAGACCCCTCGGGCATATTCAACGACCAGGGCACAACCGCGCTGCAAAATGAAAGTTACCTCGACCCGGTGGTGTACGAATTTATGAAGCAGGAACAATGGGACAAGCTCATCCAATCATGGGAAGCACAAAGTTTAAAGCCCGGCGCGTTCCTGGATTATGAAGGCGTTGTCGACTTGTCGGACTTTATGGTTCAGCGTTACCTTACCAAAATCCAAATCGCCAACGAGCGTCTGTATTGGCTGGGCAAAGGCTCCACAAAAGAGGCAACGTTTACGGCCGCGTTTACCGGACTGTTGCCAAGCATAGCTTCGGCATCCGGGGTTTTTAAAGTCAACCTGGGAAAACCGGCAACTTCAATGGCTGCCACCGCAATAGATGGCACCGGGACGGTAACCGTGAGTGATACTTCGACCTTATCTGATGGCGATGTAGTTACCATAACCGCTGTTACCGGCAACAGCAAGGATACTACCAATGGCGGTTCGGGCGTCCCAATACAGGGACAATCGTATTTTATCCAGATCGTAAACGCCACTTCATTCAAATTGGTTCGAAACTACAACGAGATCAACAGCCGGCTGGCAGCAAGTTTCAGCGGCGCCTCAACAGCAGCAACCATTAGCTACATCAACGTAAGCAATGTATTGTCTGTTTTGGGCAGCGTTTACGCCCAGCTTGACCCCGCCGACCGCATTCAGGAAGACTTCAACCTGCAGATACCGCTGCACATTGGCTATGCCTACGCGCAGGCTCAGGCAAACAAAGCCCTCAACGTTATCAATGCTTTTACCGACGTAAAAAAGATGGACTACCTGGGCTTGCCCCTGCAGATCATGAACCACTGGCAGGCAAATACCATCCTCGGCGCCCGTTCATCAAATCTCTTCTTAGGAGTGGACCTCCTGGGCGATGCGTCCGAACTCTCAACCGTATACATGAAGCCTTACACTAATGATAACGTGGTGCGGATGAAGGCCCGCATGAAAGCGGCTGTAAATTTCAAGTTTGCAAACGAGCTTTTCTACCTGTCAGCTTAAACCCCCAAGCCTCCGCCTAAGGCGGAGGTGTAATTGCCCTCAATATTAATTTATTAAAAACCTTCCCCTTTTATTCCTCCGCCAATCGGCGGAGCTTAGGGGATTAACTTAACCAAAATGTCAATCTACAACAAAATAAACGCTGGCTTCAGTTTAGGCGCTGCTGCGCCCGTAACCGCCGGTATCGAAGATGTGATCTACATCTTTAACCAGGGCGACGTTACCCTCACCTACGATACTACCAACCCGCTCATCGTCACCGGCTTAACTGCCGCGACCGGAACCAATATTTATAAGTTCGAGGGGACCAACAACAGTTTCAACACCTCATCCAAACTGGCCAAAACATCAGTCGGGCCGCGTTACACTGAGGAGATCGACTTTAACATCGCCGGTTTCTCAGTAGATATTAAAACGCAGCTGATGGCGATGGGTTACGGCCGCGTATGCGCAATCACCGTCAACAACTTCAATTCCAGCGACTCCGCCATTGAACTGTTCGGCGCGGTAAACGGCCTGATCTTAACCGATGCTGAGCGCAGCGCGGCTGACGAAACCGTCGACGGCGGGTATAAACTCAAGCTCACCAATCCCGATAAACTAAGGGAGCCTTACCCACCCCGCGCCGTATCCATTCCGCCAACCAGCGGCAGCGCCACTTATGCCAGCACCATCGCAGCGATTGAAGCGCTATTGGCTGTGTAAGGCCGTTAGACCATAGTCGATAGTCCATAGACCATAGTCGATAGAAGCCCGAAACTAACATCAAAGTACTATGGACTATGGTCAATGGACTAAAACCCAAAATCCATGACCAAAAAATATAAATTAAAACCCGGCCGTCACCAGTTTGCACCACGATCGCCCGCAATTCATACCAATGATAATCTGACCGATGAAGACGCTGAATGGTATCTGCAAAAGTACCCGCATATCGTCAGCTTGTTTTAAGGCCTTACAACAGAGGACGCAGAAATAAAATCGCCACGCGACGGATCGGTGCAATCCACAAAAATCGGTGTAATCCAAGAAAACAATGAAGACCTATTTACCACAAATTGAGCGAAGGATATTTGTAAGGCCGAACCAAACTTTTGGCATACTTAATTACGACCTCGACAATGCCTACCCGCAGCGCATGCTCGAACTGGTTTCGGCCTCTCCTACCGCCAAAGATTGCTGGAACAAACGGACAAAATTCATTGCCGGCAACGGCTTCGAGCAGCCCGAACTGGGCAAGCAGGCGGTTAACGCCAAAGGGCTTACCCTGGCTAAACTGCTAAGGGCGGTTGCTACCGATAAAGCCTTGTTCACCGGCTTCGGCATTCACGTAAACTACAACGCCAACTATAAGATCGCGTCGGTAAATTATGTAAAGTTTGAGGACATTCGTATGGGCGATACGGACGATCCAACCACCTCCGGCAAATTCGCGCTATATTCCGATTGGGGACGCAAAACCTGGAAAAACATCATGCGTAGCAAGATAACTTTCATGGATACTTACGACCCCAATCCTCAAACCATCAAAAAACAGGTGCTGGCGGCAGGTAGCTGGGATAAATATAAAGGGCAGCTTTTTTATTTCAATCCTGAAGTTGACGATTACCCATTGATAGAAGCCGACAGCGTTTGGGAAGATTTTGAAACCGAAGCAGGCATAAAGATTTTTAACAACCGTGAGGTTACCACCGGCTTCCTGCCTTCTACAATGCTTTTCATGCAATCGAGGCGTGAGGAGGCAGACAACAGCCGGCCCGACGACAGCGAGGTCCCCTATAGCAACGTTCCATCGCAACTGGAAAAGGACCTCGGCTCATTCCAGGGTGCAAAGAGCGCGCAAAAGATCATCGTGATCGAATACGAGGACGAAACATCCAAGCCTGAATTTAAACCATATTCCATCCAAAACAACGACAAGCTGTTTGAAACGACGGAAAAATCAGTGGAGGCGCGTATCATTAAGGGATTCTCTGTTCCAAAGGACCTGATTAACCCCGAAAATACCTCAGGCTTAGGTAACGGCGGTGAAAAAAAGGAAGCTATCCGCGAGTTTAATGATAACACCGCTCCCGACAGGCTCGAGCTGTCCGAAACCTTTGCGGAAATATTCAGTCATTTTTATACCGATATCAACCCGGAGGGCAACTGGAATATTGTACAAGTGCCTGCCACTATCGCCGACGATATCGCCGGTATAAAAGCCGGGGCCAGTATCAACCAGTTGCTGCTGGCGGATATCCCCGCCCCAAACAAAGTGGCCACCCTGGTTTACGCTTATGGTTTTAAACAAGCTGAAGCGGAAGCAATGTGCCTGTGAAGTTGAATGGTTGATTAAGTTGGATAAAATCCAACTTAATCAACTCAATCCAACTTAATCAACTTAATCAACTAATTATTAACTATTATTCCCCCTTCAGGGGGTTAGGGGGTCAAATGAACACTATATACCTGATTAACCAGTCCACATTTCAGAATTACGAAGATATTTCCGTAAACATCAAGCCCGGGCGCCTGAATGTTTTTATCAAAAAAGCCCAGGACCTGGATCTGAAACCCTTTTTAGGCCATGCGCTGTATTATGATTTCATTCAAAACTTTAATTCCGACGGAACCATGCAGGATACCGCGCCGCAGCCTTATAAAGATCTTTTAAATGGCAGCGAATATCTGGATAAGTACGGCCATATTGTTTTGTACGAGGGCTTATTGCCAACCCTGGTATATTTTACCTTCGCGCGCTTTATCGAAGCGGACGCTGTACACTACACCGCTACCGGCCCGGTATTAAAGCATCACGACAATGCCGACGCCCTTGCGCCGAAGGACGTTGTAAAACTGGTGCAGCAGCAGCGCAGCGTGGCCAATGCTCATGCCAACGAGGTGGAGAAATTTTTGTGGGATAACAAGGCCGATTTCCCGTTATGGAACTATAACGGAAAAAACAAAAGCAGCCGGCAATCAGGCCCGCGCATTCGCAGCGTCGACCGCACTAATTTTAATTTTCCCTCCGGCTACGATCCTACCGGCGCCGACAGCTACCTGCCCATCTCCGAGTTTATGAATTAACAATAGGCCCTGCCACCTACCAGGCATCCTATAATCCTATAATCCTATAATCATGGTCGATAAAAAAATAAGCGAACTCCCGGTGGCCACGTCCATCAACGCATCGGATATCTCCTTGCTCGTTGATAATGGCATCGATTACCAATACACATTTACGCTGCTGCTGCAGTTCCTGGAGGCCAACCTTGCCACCGGCGCTAATATCTCTTTTGGCGCCACGCTGCCCCAAAACACAACCGGCAACAACGGCGATGTTTTTGTAAATACCTCGGCAGGTTCATTTGCGCAAAAAGTCGGCGGGACCTGGACTGTTGTTTACACAATTTCGGCCGCCAACGGCGCCAACGGAACCATGCTTTATGGTTCCGGCATCCCGGGCGCTTCAATAGGCAAAAATTCCGACAGCTTTATCGATACGCTTACCGGCATATTTTATCAAAAAACTGCAGGGGTCTGGTCGCAGGTGTTTTCAATGGCGACCGGGCCCCAGGGGCCGCAGGGCGCTCCAGGCACTAACGGCGCCAACGGGGCCAATGGCAATACTATTCTATTTGGCACAACAAATCCCTCAAATACTGCAACGGGCGTCGATGGTAACTTTTACATCAATACCTCAACCTATATGCTTTTCGGGCCAAAAACATCAGGCGCCTGGGGCAACGGCCTGTCTTTGATGGGCGCCGGCGTGCCGGGTGGTGGGGCCGCCGGCCAGGTGCTGGCCAAAGCAGATAATACCAGTTTCAATACGATTTGGCAGGATAACTCTTTTACAAACCTCAGTGGCCAGCCCACCGACAATACCAACCTGGCGGCCGCATTAAACGCAAAGCAAAATTCACTGGGTTTCAAGCCGGAGGACGCGGCAAACAAAGGTCAGCCAAACGGTTATCCAACTTTAGACAGCAACGGGAAAGTACCCTCGGCGCAACTTCCGGCTTATGTTGACGAAGTTCAGGAATTTGCAAACTATGCCGCATTCCCGGCTGCCGGCGCAAACGGCATCATCTATATTGCGCAGGATACCAATTACGAATACCGCTGGAGCGGTTCAGCCTATATCCAGCTCGTTGCCTCGCCTGGCAGCACTGATGCTGTGCCCGAGGGAACCACCAATCTCTATTTTACGGCAGCCAGGGTATTGGGAGTTGTACTAAGTGGGATCAGCTTCGGAACAGTTTCGGCCATAACCGCAACCGACAATATCTTGTCTGCCTTCGGTAAGCTGCAGGCCCAGATCAGTTCCTTAACAGGCCAGGTGCTCCCCTCCGGCGGAACGGCAGGGCAGGTATTGGCCAAAAACACCAATACCAGCTATGATGCCGACTGGATCAATCCGCCATCAGGCGGCTCTTCTGCTATTTCATACAACTTTTTTCAAACAACATTATAATGATTTCGGATTTCGTCCGCCTTTGGCGGATCGGATTTAAAAAGAAATAATATTCACCAACTCATTAATTCACTAATTCGCTAAATCACCAACTCACTAATTGATTCATGAACAGTTCATCCAATACCACATCCTTCGCCACGCTTACCCAAAGCTACCCGGCTGTAAACATCGCTTCGGGAACAGCGGCAAACACTATCACGCAGGTAACAACCGGCAATACTAACGCCAGCGTGATCACCGACGTCCTTTTTCGTAACCTGGGAAGTTCGGCGGTAAACTTTGATGTATATATCGGCCCGACGGGTACCGCGCAAAATAAGATTGCGCAAATATCCGTGCCAGGTAATTCAGGCAATAACGGCAGTACTTCATTAGCATCGCTTGCGGCTCTCGCGCCTCAACTATTTGACCTTGACCTGGCCGGTAACCGGGTGATGACGCTGGAAAGCGGCGTTGCGATTTCCATATCAAATACAGCCACCACTTCAGCCGCAGTATACGCAATGGCTAAACAAAGGAATTTTTAACTGAAAAACTTATGTACGAAACTTCAGTAGTAAATACTGCTCCGTTTAATATTTTCCTGCTGCGCCGGGCCAATGTTTGGTATAGCATGGCTGACGGCGAGTGGAGTAATCCCGATACATGGATATCAAACGCGTTGGACAGGAAGAATGTGACCGTACCCCAGCCGGGGGATACGGTGTATGTAAATCATACGGTTAACTATTCCAATTCAAACATTGGAACCTATCTGTTCAACAGAACGGTAAAGTATTTATATATAGGCCCAAATGGCAAATTGACTGCCACTACGGGTGGTTTAAATCAAAATTGCCTGCAAATAACAGGTGATCTGCGCTGCGATGGGACGATAGATTTTAGTACAACTGGCAGCACAATAACTTTGGAACTTCAAGGATACTTTAACCTAATCAACACTTTTTCAGCCGGCACACAGTCGACGGTATATTATACCGGAACAATGGATCAGTTTATCTGTCCAGTTACTTATTATAAATTATCAACGAGCAACGGGGTTAAATATGCTGTCGGCAACTTTACAGTAAATAATTTATTGACTATTAATGACCACTCGCTCGAACTTTTGACCTACGACGCGTCCTTTGGCGATATAAGCCTCCAGGGGACGTTAAGTAAAAATGGGGCAGGAACCGTAAGTGTTACGAACGCCTCCACAACAAATTTTGGCGTAGGAGGCGCAGTTTCATTTACCGGCAACCCAACTGTGAACTGGACTGGAAATATGACGGGCGACCTCCGATATGGCGTAAATTTTGGAAGCGGAACATTTAACTTCCTGTCAAACTTAAATCTTAATTTTAGTAATAACGCAAACTATCCGGGCAGTATCGGTTCAAACTCGTTTTTAATCGCTTCGGGAAAAACCGTTACCGTAATTGGGCCGGCAGCGTGGCTAAACAATGGCACAGTTACGGGTGTAGATGGAACCAGCATACTTAACATTACAGGTGGGTATGCCTATGGCACTCCGAGTGCTGCTATGCCAACCGGCGTATTTAATTATAATTTCAGCGGAACGTCTGCAATATGGATTTATACCAACATGACAGTGCCTTACTCGTCATTCTATCAGTTAAGGGTTAATAATTCTGCGACAGCCACATTAGGAGCCAACACCGCTGTAACCAATCTTAACATAGACAGCGGCACACTTGAATTTTCCACCTATAATTTTACAGCGTCAGGAACAATAACTTACAACGGAACTATTTCGAAATCAGGAAGCGGTACGGTATCATTGGGAATATTAAACCCGCAAAACGGCACCGGGAAGATTGATTTTAGCGCCGGAAATCCGACAGTTAATTTATCCGGCAATATATCTGGAGATGTTCGGGCCGGGTTTAGTTTTGGTTCCGGCACTGTTAACATCACGTCGAGCATCACTATAGGCACCTGGATAAGCGGGAATGCGGCTGCATCTGTCGGAAGTTGCAATTTCTTAATCGCGTCAGGGGTCACCTTCACCAATGTCGGACAGAGCAATACAACTGGCGGGATTAACGTGACTGGCACTATTAACGGCGTAGACAGCACGTCCATTTTTATAAATAAAAGCATTTTAAATTATGCTAATGCCCAAGAACCGATGCAAACCGGCAAGTTATACTGTAACCAGGCTATTAATACTTTCAATTACCAATTATCCGGTAATCAAAATATTCAGGTTCTATCCGACCCAACAAATCCGGGATGTTATAATTTGACATTATCGGGTTCGGGGAGTAAAACATTGCTTGGGAACGTGTCTGTTAAAAACACTTATACGCTTACTTCGCCGGCGACATTGAATACAAACGGATTCGCTTTAACAAACCCATAAAATAGGCGTATGAGGGCTTTTCGATTAACGAATAAAAAATATAAGCGCAGAATATAGCAGTCGAAACTTCAATAGTTAGCCATAAAAGTTGGTAATGGCTCTCGTCGAAACGCAACCGTTTGGCCGTTCCAGCAACCACGATAAACGTTAATTGATGAGTGAGGTATAAAGAGTACGATATATTGCCCAAAAAGTAGAGAGGCTTTATGATTTTTTTAAAGAAAAAAATAACCAGACAGCATAAAAAAAGCAAGACGAAAATGTTAAGTCCAAATTCAAACCAGGTAAGAAGCAGCAAAAAGGCGGGAGCTATGATGTTTTTCCATCGCCGGGTTTTATAGAGAGGAATGAGTGAAATGCCTAATGTAAATATTGGAGCATAAGCAAAAACAAGCTTATAGGGCACATTTAGAAATGGGATGAGCGCGCTCAAAGAAAACGCGAGAACGGCAACAAATTTATAAACGGGACTATCAGACCAAAAATAAAATATGCCTATTAAAAGATAAAACTGCATTTCGATAAACAGCGTCCAAAAAACAGAGAGGTAGGGCTGATAATTGGTAAACGGGATGATGTAAAAAACATTGGCAAATAGTTGCTCCCATGTAAAATGACTTGGCGGCCCTCCGAATGACGGGATTTGGTGAAGGACATAAAATAGCAGGATGGTTAAGGAAATAGCTGCATAATAGGCTGGAGAAATTCTGATCAGTCTTTTAAGCAGGAAAGTAAAACGCCTATCGCCAGATTGGATAAGCGAGTAAACGATGATAAACCCACTGATTAAAAAGAAAACATAAACGCCGGTTTGGCCGAAGTTGAAAAAAGAAGAAAGTTTTGGATAAGAAATGAGGCTTGAGCCATAATGGCAAAAAACGACGCCTAAAGCGGCCAATCCCCGCAGGTACTGAATGGATAATATTTTACCCTCTTTTTTCACGGGCATGAAGATAGAAACACTTAATTAAAAATTAACATAAAAAACCAAATAATGAAAACATCATCCCTTTTTTCCCTTAACCTGGCCGACCTTGGCAAGGGCTTGCTGGTAGCAGTGGGCGGCGCCGTAATTACCGCCTTCGAAAATTTAATGCAGTCCGGTTTGCTATCAGTCGACTGGAAAACTATCGGAAGCGTTGCCCTTGCGGCAGGCTTGAGCTACCTCGGCAAAAATTTCTTTACGCCGGCAAAACTGGTGACGCCAGCCGAATAACCCTTCAAAGGGCAGCCAGCTCTATCACCACCACCTAAACCTTATCCAATTCCCACCAATGAACTATTGAACTAATGAACCAATGAACTAATAAACCATACTATGCAACTAAGTACAAACGGATTTAATGTTATTAAAAATTTTGAGGGCCTTAGCTTATCGGCTTACCGTGATGAAGCCGGCGTATGGACCATCGGATACGGATCAACGCGCTATCACGATGGAATTACGGTAAGACCGGGCGATAAACTCGCAAGCGAGGTACAAGCCGATGCCGTATTCCGCAATACATTGGGTCAATACCAGGATGCCGTAAACAACCATGTAAAAGTGCCGCTCACCCAAAACCAGTTTGATGCGCTCGTGTCATTAACCTACAACATAGGCACTGGCGGTTTTGAAGAATCGACCCTGCTTATAAAGTTGAACGAAAAAAACTACACCGAAGCCGCCTCCCATTTTTTAGCCTGGGATAAGATCACCGATCCCAAAACCGGCCAAAAAATTGTTAGCGAAACGCTTTTACAGCGCCGAAAAGAAGAAAGCCGCTTATTCCTCACACCCGACAAACCGCACCTAACCGCAAAATAAAATGACTGCAATTGAACATCGGGAACTGCGCGGCATCACCATTAAAAACCTGGTCGTAACTATCATGGGGACGACCAGTATTGTCGGTTCGATAATGACAACTTACTTCGGTCTCCGAAGCGACATCCGGGAAATAAGCATATCTCAAAAAACCGAAGAGCGCATCAACAATATGCGCATCAAATCTTTGGAGAATGAAATGGTATTACTGCAGCGGGAGGTAGACGAGATCAAGTTCGGCAAAGCCTATCAACCCAATAGCACGAAACCGTCAAGATCAACTTATCCGTCGTTTCTTACTTCCACCGCCGTGCCAACCGCCACCAAATCTCTTCAATCTACGAAATCACTTTTAGTAAATCGGTGAAATCACCAAAAATCTGTATAATCAAAAAAAAATAAATATGAGTCTGAAAACCTTTCTAACCAAAATCTGGGCGGGAATCGAATCCCTTTTTAATAGCTTCCCCGCCGAACTAAAAACCGCCATACATATCGGCGTTATCGTGACCGAAAACATCAAAAACTTTGTAGATTCGCCTGCGGCAGATATTCTAACAGCTATTATCCCCGGCGATATCGATGACGAAATAAAGAACTGGCTGCGTGCCAAACTGCCGGAAATCCTTATCGGACTAAAGGTGGATGACAGCTGTGGCAGCCTGACCGACCCTCAGCAAATCACCGAATGCGCAGTAAAAGTTGTGCAGGGATTAGCCGGCGACGTTAAAAGCGCATTATTGCACAGCTTGTCCATTTTTATCGCCCAAACCGCGTCAAACGGAAAACTCACCTGGACTGATGGCGTGACCATCCTGGAGTGGTATTACCAGAATGTTTATAAAGTGGCTGCTTAA